GCAATTTTCCAAGGCGATTTAGTTGTCGTATACGACGGCTTTATCATTAAGTACGACGCATCCACCCACACTGCCCCCACAGGCGTGTTCAACGGTTGCCAGTACTATGATCCCACACGTGCTAACAAGCCAACGTGGAAAAACTACTACCCCGGTAGTGTCAACATTGATCAAGGCATTATTGCTTGTGAAGTGTTGGATGACCCCTCACAACTGTTCTTGGTGCAAGCCGATGGCGCAGTTGCTCAGGCCAATATCGGCAAGAACGCTGATCCCACTGCTTCCACCACTGGTAGCACTGTGACTGGTATTTCTGCTGGTTCATTGAGCTCTGCCTCTATTGCAAAAACCGCAGCCTTGACCTTCAAGATTGTTGGTATTAGCGAACAGCCCGACAATGCGTTTGGTGACTACGCTGTTGTCGTTGTTAAACTTAATCAACACCAGTACGGTAGCGTCGGTGTTGCTGCTGATGGAGCTTAATCATGGCAATTACCCGTTCCCAACTAGTAAAAGAACTTGAGCCCGGCCTGAACGCACTGTTCGGTTTAGAGTACAAGCGTTACGAAAACGAGCACGAGCAGATTTTCTCTATTGAGACTTCTGACCGTGCATTTGAAGAAGAGGTCATGTTGACTGGCTTCGGTCAAGCCCCAGTGAAAACTGAGGGTGCCGGTGTTCAGTACGACACAGCCTTGGAATCTTTCACAGCTCGCTACACACACGAAACCGTTGCTATGGCTTTCGCGTTGACAGAAGAAGCTGTTGAAGATAACTTGTATGACCGCTTGTCTGGTCGTTACACCAAAGCTATGGCTCGTTCAATGAGCTTCACAAAGCAAGTAAAAGCTGCTTCTGTGTTGAACAACGGTTTCACTGGCGGCAACTATGCCGGCGGCGACGGCGTTGCATTGTTCTCTACAGCCCACCCAACTGCTTTGTCCGCCAACTATGCAAACACTCCCGCAGTGCCTGCAGACTTGAACGAGACATCGTTGGAGCAAGCTTTGATTGACATCGCAGCGTTTATCGACGAGCGTGGCTTGAAGGTCGCTTTGACTGGTCGCAAGATGATTGTTCCTAAGGAACTGCAGTTCACTGCAGAGCGCCTGATGAAGAGCACTTTGCGTACTGGCACTGCTGACAATGATGTCAACGCTATCAAGTCTATGGGCATGCTCCCAGAGGGTTACTCTGTCAACCACTACCTGACAGACGTCAACGCTTGGTTCATCATCACTGATGCACCTAACGGCTTGAAAATGTTCGAGCGTTCACCAATCAAAACCGCTTTTGAAGGCGACTTTGACACAGGTAACGTTCGTTACAAGGCTCGTGAGCGTTACAGCTTCGGCTGGTCTGACCCACGTGGCGCTTACGGTTCGCCCGGCGCTTAATATTTCTTCGGAAATATGTGAAGGGGGCCTTGTGCCCCCTTTTCTTTTGCGGTATATTGGTATCACTCCGGGCTTTCCGGTGCATCAAACAGTCCCGGCTGACGACATACAGATTGATGCGCCTAACTTGTATGTAAGGAAAAATCATGGCATCTACCACGTTTAATGGACCAGTTCGTTCCGAGAATGGCTTCCAATCCATTACCAAAAGCGCCACCACTGGTGCAGTTACTGTCAACGCTACATTTGGCGCTACCACCAGCGTAACTAATCTGACTACCACAAACTTGGTTTTCACAGATCAGAATCACCCTAGCACCGCTGCGATCAATGCCACTGGCACAGCTACTGCTGCACAAGTTGCAACAGGCTACATCACTTCTACTTCCGCTGCTGCCACAACCATCACATTGCCTACAGGCACATTGTTGGGCGCGCAAATTGGCGCTACTCGCGGTACAGTGTTGGAGTTGTACGTTGACAACACCGCTGGTGCAAACACAGTGACAATGGCCGTTGCAACCAACGGTATTTTGTCTAGCGCCGCCGCTGATACAGCAGGTAGTTTTGGTGATTTGACAATTGCTGCTGGTGCAACTGGCCTTGCCCGTTTCACTATCATGTTCTCAAGCGCAACCGCCTACGTGTTTACCCGTACTGCTTAATTGATCTAGGGGGCCTCGGCCCCCGTTTACAAGGAGATTAATTATGATTCAATATGACGTACGATCGACGCATGCCTCCGCTTCCGGTCTAATGATCGGTGGTCGTGTGCGTCTAAAAGGCGCAGTAATTTTCCCGTTCAGTTCTGCCACAGGGTATACCACGTTTGTGGACAATATTTCTGCCGCAGGTACTTACACACGCACAACTACCACCGCTACGATCACTTCCGCAAATCACGGACTGACCACAGGTCAGTGGGTGTATTTGGATTGGGATTTGGCGGACAACCCCTATCAAGTGACTGTCACAGGCACTAACACCTTCACGGTCACTGTGGCAAACAGTGGCGCAGCAAGTGGTAACGTGACAATCTACACCAGTGTATTGATGCAGGCAGATGCCTCCAATGCGACCGCCTACACAGTTGTTATCCCCGGCGACGGCATCGTTGCTCGAAACGGTATTCGGGTGTTTCTTGCAGCCGATGTTCACACAACAATTTTCTACGGATAAGGAGTCCAAAATGGGACGAGCAGCAAAGATGGCAGATGACCAGTACCAAGGCGAAGTTCAGCCCGGTGCGCAGAAGCAAGACATGGCCAAAGGTGGCGCTAAGCAGACCCCTCGTAAAACAGTGGCTCCTTCTGGCTCTACTACACCTCGTGGTGTTGGCATGGCCCGTAACAAGCCCTGCAAACTGTATTGATCATGGCTAAGTCTCCTGCTTGGCAGCGAAAAGAGGGCAAAAACCCTAAAGGGGGATTAAATGCTAAAGGTCGCGCTTCCGCTAAAGCGCAGGGGATGAATTTAAAACCCCCTGCGCCCAATCCTAAAACAAAAAAGGATGCGGCACGACGAGATTCTTTTTGCGCCAGAATGGGAGGCATGGAAGGCCCAATGAAGGATGAAAAAGGACGTCCAACACGTAAAGCGTTGGCGTTAAAAGCATGGAAATGTTAAGTTGTACGCGCTGCCATGCAGAAAAACTCGCAACCAGTGAGTTTTTTCCGTTACACAATAAAAAACGTAATGGATTAGATAGCTGGTGCCGTGAATGTCGGGCTACATATCGCAATAGCAATTGCCGTGGGAAATTTAGAGCAGTAATTTCAGATGAGAAATTACATGAAATAAAAACCACCGTCACAGAATGTGTGATTTGTGGATCAAATGATCCACTAGTTGTAGACCACGATCATTTAACAGGGCAAGTTCGTGGAATGTTATGTGGTCACTGTAATCGGGGCTTAGGTCATTTTAGGGATGATCCAGTGCTACTTGAGTTTGCGGCGCAATACTTGTATGCTTCAGCAGATCATCCGGCATGGGAAAAATACAAGAACAGTGAAAAGGTGGAGTGCTAAATGGAAAGCATTGTTTGGAACATGATCCTAACGGCAGGTATAGGATTCGTGGGTTGGGTATTGCGCGACAAAGCGTCTGAGATTAATCGTCTTCAGATCTTGCTCAATCGCACCCGCGAAGAAATTGCCAAGGAATATGTGACCAAGGCCGAAGTTCATGCAGATATCAACCGTGTTTTAGATAGACTAGACAGGCTGGATGAGAAGTTAGATCGTTTAATGGGAGCAACAAATGCCCGCAGTCAGTAAAAAACAAAAGCAGTTGATGGATGCAGCGGCACACAATCCCGCGTTTGCAAAAAAAGTCGGCATCCCACAGTCTGTGGCGATGGATTTTAGTAAGGCCAGTAAAGGCAAAAAATTTAGACAAGGTGGCGATATGAACTACAAAGATGGCGGTCTTGCAAAAAAAGGCGAAGGCATTGCTAAAAAAGGTTTTGCAGACGGGGGCATGGTTGCCGGTATGGGCCAATCACAGGGCAAAACACTTAGCCAAAACACCAAAAAGAGCGTCCAAGGCGACAAGGTTGCTGTTCGTGGCGTAGGTGCTGCTCGCGCACGCACCGCAATGATCTACTGATATGGCAGTTTCCGGCGTATCCAACTTCGATCTGCAGTTCGACGACATCCTCACCGAGGCGTATGAGCGCTGCGGTATTGAGGTGCGTGATGGCTACGACATGAAGAGCGGATTGCGCTCAATCAATCTGATTTTTGCAGATTGGGCCAACCGCGGCCTTAATCTGTGGACGATTGAGCAGCGCCAGCAGGTTTTGACGCCCGGTGTATATGAGTATGACCTGCCCGCAGACACGATTGACGGCCTTTCTGCCGTGATTCGTACCAATGCAGGCCAGAGCACTCAGCAGGATATTACGATTGATCGTATTGGCCGCGCAGAATGGTTGCACGTGCCGAATAAACTGACGCAATCACGTCCGGCGCAGTACTATATTCAGCGTACAGTGCCAGCAAAGGTGTTCTTGTATCCATCCCCCGATGCGACGCAGACTTGGACGTTTGTCTACTATGCAATTCGTCGCATGGACAACGCAGGTGGTTTCAGCAACACTGCGGATATCTCTTTCCGTTTCCTCCCAGCATTGGTAGCAGGGGCTGCTTACTATATTTCGGTTAAAAAAGCACCTGATCGCGTGGCAATGCTGAAGCAAATATACGAAGAAGAGTTCATGCGCGCGGCAGCGGAAGATCGTGAGCGTTCGGGCTTCTTTGTGGTGCCTACTTACACGCAGAGGTAAGACATGGCCTACGTATCAGGCAAATTTGCTATTGCGCTGTGCGACAGGTGTGGCCAACGGTACAAACTCAACACCCTTACCAAGGAGTGGACAGGCTTTAAAACCTGTCCTGAGTGCTACGAGCCCAAGCACCCACAGTTGGAGCCAAAACGCACAATAAATGAGCCTCAGGCCTTGTATCAACCTCGCCCAGAGAGTAGACTTGGGGTTACCGTCTACGTCGGGTTCACGGCTGATACTTCCTTTGCAAGTATCGGAATGATGCCGATGCCTTATGCCAAACCACTGGTCGCTGCAGCGATTCTTGGAACAGTCACAACGAGCATCACATGAATTACACCCAATTAAGCGCTGCTATTCAGTCCTATACGGACAATACAGATGCTAGTTTCATAGCAGAGATTCCTACGTTTGTTAGGCAGACTGAACAGCGTGTGTATAACGCGGTGCAGATTGCTAATCTGCGCAAAAACATGACGGGAACGCTGCAGGCAGGGAACAAGTATTTAAGCTGCCCTGATGACTTCTTGTCTGCCTACTCCCTTGCCATATACGCCGCTCCTAGTACAACAGCTACTGGCACAACAGGGGCGTTTACGATTGTGGTTGCAAGTGCCACGAGCATCGTGTCGGGAATGTATGTAACCGGTTCTGGTATTGCGACAGGAGCAATTGTTGTCACGGTGGTTGGGACGACTGTCACGCTTGACAAAGCAAACACAGGCAATGTATCGGGCACAGTGTCTTTCCAAGGCGACTACACCTACTTGCTCAACCGTGATGTGAACTATGTCCGTGAGGTGTACCCAAATCCATCTTACAAGGGCACGCCAAAGTACTATGCAATCTTTGGCCCGCAGTCCTTGGACGTTGATGAGTTGACGTTCATTGTTGGACCTACGCCAGACGTCAACTACGGCGCCGAACTGCATTTTTACTACTATCCTGAGTCAATTGTCACAGCGAATACATCATGGCTGGGTGATAATTTTGACAGTGTTTTGTTGTATGGCTCTTTGGTTGAGGCGTATACCTACATGAAGGGCGAGCAGGACTTAATGGCTTTGTACGATACTAAGTTTAAAGAAGCGTTGATGCTGCTCAAGAACTTAGGGGATGGTAAGCAGCGCGGTGATGCTTATCTGGATGGTCAAGTTAAAATTCCAGTGAGATAAAGCATGATTACAGCCGGACTCACCAACAGTTTCAAGGAGCAATTGCTCCTTGGTGTGCATGATTTTGCAACGGATACATTCCTGATTGCTCTGTACACGTCTTCGGCCATTTTGGGCCCAGATACTACCGTGTATACGACTACCAATGAGGTAACGGGCACGGGATACGTGGCTGGTGGTTTGGAGTTGCAGAACATCACCGTGAATCTAGGTATGGGTGTGGCGTATGTCAGCTTTGATAATCCTTCATGGGCGGGGCTCACGTTGGCTACGCGTGGCGCGTTGATATATAACTCAACAAAAGCAAACAAGTCGGTAGGTGTGTTGAACTTTGGTGTGGACCAGACGATGTTGGGTCAGTCTTTCACTATTCAGCTGCCGACCAACGATCCCGAAAACGCATTGATTAGAATTTCTTGAGGAATAGCATGGCACTTGTTACTACCACCAAAGGCGAAATGGATGATTCTCTTCTTGAGAAAAAAGAAGGTGTCGTGGATAATGACAACGAGACCACCACTTGGGTGGAGTATTGGCTTGAGGGCGAGTTGGTGCACCGGTCGGCCCATGTGACTCTGAAGAAACCATTAACTTACGTGGCTGCTGAAGCCGCATCAATTGCATAAGGAGCCACAAATGGCAAATACTCAATCAATGTGCACTTCGTTCATGGGCGAACTCATGACGGCCACCCACAACTTCGGCACTGCTCCGATCCGTGCGGCTACTACTGCCGATACATTCAAGGCAGCGCTGTATTTGACTTCAGCCACAGTAAATGCGGCCACCACCGCTTACTCATCCACCAACGAGGTGACGGGTACAGGCTACACGGCTGGCGGTGTGACGGTGACCAATGCTACGGCTCCGATTGCTACAAACAGCTCAGCAACTGCTGGCGTGGCGTACTGGACACCTTCAGCATCTATCACTTACACGACTGTGACTTTGAGCACAGCGTTTGATTGCGTTTTGATCTATAACAGCAGCCAGTCTAACAAGGCGGTGTCTGTTCATACATTCGGCTCTCAGACCATTACGGCTGGTACGTTCACTCTGACCATGCCTTCCAACACCACAACAACCGCTTTGCTGCGCTTGTCCACAACCTAAAAGGTAAGCCATGTCTCTCGGCTGGGGCGACGGCGCGTGGGGGAGTAATGGCTGGGGCGGTACTCTCGATGCAACAGGCGTTGCCGCTTCTGGTGCGGTTGGCACTGCGTCGCCTGTAATTGAGATTGCTCTTACGGGCGTTGCCGCATCGGGGGCAGTTGGGGATGTCACAGAGTCGATCATTATTCCCGAGCAGGGTGATGTAGCGACAGGTGAAGTTGGCACAGTTGGTATTGAAGTTTCCGTAGCCCTCACAGGCGTAGCCGCATCGGGCGCAGTTGGCACCGTTGACCACGCCAAGACAATTGATCTCTCAGGCGTAGCGGCCACAGGTGCGGTTGGCACAGTTGTTAATTCATCCACTGTTGTCCTGTCAGGCGTATTGGGTTCTGGCGCGGTTGGCTCTGTTGTTCAGGGCGTGTCTGTAGCAATTACCGGGGTAGCTGGCGCAGGCGCGGTAGGCACGGTTGTTCAGTCGGCATCGGTGGCTCTGAGTGGCGTTGCCGCTATGGGTATTGCGGGGCAAGTGATTGTTCCTCTGCTGCCAAACACTGCAATAGGCGCAGTTGGTTCTGTATCGCCTGACCGCTCAATTGCACTGACTGGTGTTGGTACTACGGGTGCGGTTGGCACGATGACGGTGGCAGAGCGAATCTTGGCTTTGACTGGCGTTGCGGCAAGGGGTGCAGTTGGTGATGTAATTGCGGTATATTGGAAACCAATAGATGACAGCCAAGACGCAAACTGGCAAAATATCAGCAATTCGCAGACACCCACTTGGACTACAGTCGCAACAACACAAACTCCCGAATGGGAAGAAATTGTAACTTGAGGTTTAAAACATGACTACAGCATACACATCACTCTTAGGTCTGGCACTTCCAGTCACAGGCGAATTGAGCGGCACTTGGGGTGACACTGTAAACAACAGCATTACATCTCTTCTCGACACCTCTGTTGCGGGTACAACCAACGTTAGTACTGACGGCGATGTCACACTGACCACAACCACGGGAGCTGCGAATACGGCTCGTCAAGCAATCCTCTTGTTCTCAGGTGCACGTACGGCATTGCGTACGGTTACAGCGCCAGCCCAGTCAAAGGTTTATACGGTTATCAACGCCACTACAGGCGGTTTCTCTGTCAAGTTGGTAGGTGCTGGCCCAACGACTGGTGTGACCATTGTTGCTGGTGAGTCTGCTGTTTGTGCATGGAATGGTTCTGACTTTGTAAAGGTGAGTAACACGGGCGGCACAGCTTCGTTTGTTGACCTGACTGTATCAGGCAATTTAACACTCTCTGGAGGTACTGCTAACGGAGTAGCGTATTTAAACGGCTCTAAGGTTGTTACAAGTGGCTCTGCGCTTACTTTTGATGGGACTACGCTTGGCACATCAGGCTTGACTGTTTCAACTAATAGAGCGCAATTCAAAGGCAACACCTCGACTGGATTTACTGGTGGTTCTGTTGAAATTGGATACACAGGAACTGTTGGCATAGTCAACGCTTACGATAGAACCGCAAGCGCCTATAAAAATTTGGAAATTTATGGTAATGACATTTACAACTATGTAAAAGGTTCAAACGCAATCTGGGATATTGCTGGTGTTGGCGAAACTATGCGCCTAACCTCTACAGGTCTAGGTATTGGTACAAGTTCACCTGTTGCCAATACTCCGCTGACATTGCAAGCATCGTCTGGCTATACGGACATTCTTTGGCTAAAGTCTGTTGGAACAAAT